TAAAAACGCCAAAGGCCCAGCAGAACGGGCCAAGGCATCATTAAAGAACTGGAATTGTTAATGCCACTCATCAAATCAAAGTCTGACAAAGCGCAAAAAAAGAACATTGAAGCTGAAGTAAAGGCAGGCAAGCCAGTAAAGCAAGCCGTGGCCATCAGCTATGCCATTAAACGTGAGGCGGAAAAGAAAGCCAAGAAAAAGTGATACAAATCAAGGAAAAGCTAGTATCAGAGCTAATTCCTTATGTAAAAAACAGTCGCACGCATTCTGATGAACAGGTTGCACAAATAGCGGCAAGCATAAAAGAATTTGGCTGGACTAACCCAATACTAATTGATGGCGAAAATGGCATCATAGCTGGGCATGGAAGGCTTATGGCTGCTAGAAAGCTAAAGCACGACAAAGTACCCACGATTGAACTAAAAGACCTGACAGAAACGCAAAAGAAGGCATACATCATTGCCGATAACCGCCTGGCGCTCAATGCAGGGTGGGACAACAAGATGCTGACTATAGAGTTAAACGACTTGTTAGCTGATGGGTTTGCTTTGGAATTGCTAGGCTTTGACCCAAAAGAATTAAACGCATTGCTAGAGCCTGAAATGGTAGAGGGGTTAACAGATGAGGATGCTGTTCCTGATGTACCTGATGAGCCAAAAACTAAGCTGGGCGATATTTACCAGTTGGGCAACCACAGGTTAATGTGTGGGGATAGCACAAGTATTGATGCGGTGGATAAATTGATGAATGGGCAAAAAGCCGACATGATTTTTACAGATCCGCCTTATGGAATTGGTTATGAATACGATGAACATAAAGACGATGACAATGAATCAAATGCTCAATTAGTTTGGGATGTATTTGCATTGCATGATTGCGGAAAGGTATGGACGCCTGGATTAATGAATTTAGCAAGAGATATAGAAAGATTTGGAAAAACAAAAGTTGCCGTTTGGCATAAAAAGTTTGCTATGGCTGGAAATGGCATAGGCGGTGCTTCAACATGGGAGCCAATACTTATTTTAAATGCTAAGAAAAAGTCATTAAAAAATGATGTATTAGTTATAAAAACAGATAAAGAATATGTAGATGGTAAAAATTTAAGAGAATTACATTCTTGTCCAAAACCAGTTGGTTTATATGTCGAACTAATAAATTCCCTTGCAGAATCAAAATCTAATATATTTGAACCATTTTGTGGTTCTGGGACTACTTTAATATCTTGTGAAAAAACAACAAGAAAATGCTTTGGCATGGAAATGTCTCCAAAGTATTGCGATGTGATTGTTAAGCGATGGGAAGAATTTACAGGCAAGAAAGCCGTATTGTTGACAGAAGTAGTAGAAAATGCTTAAATATTAACGAGTTCCCCTATATAAAAGATGCCAGTAATTCCACAAGAGGCTCATAAGCCAACCGAAGAAACCCGCAGAATGGTTGAAAGCACCAGCGGGTTAGGCTTGCCGCACGAACAAATAGCTATATTGGTGGGCATTGATGACAAGACATTACGCAAATATTATCGTGCCGAGCTGGACATGGGCAAAGCCAAAGCTAATGGTCAAATAGCAAAAACATTGTTTTCAAAGGCCGTGGGTGGTGACACAACAAGTTTAATTTGGTGGACTAAAACGCAAATGAGGTGGTCAGAAACCATCAAGCAAGAATTAACAGGCGAAGATGGATCACCATTGCTAACAGGCATTCAGGTGTCTTTTGTGCAGCCTAAAGATGTTGGCGAAGCGGCTTAGCCCCGTAGGATGAAAATATTAAAGAGTGTTGTTCTCCTAACCCTGCTTTATGGGAGCGCCAACTTTGGAAGCTAACGTAGAATTTCCTCTCAAACTGCAATGCCTGTTTCAGCCTGCAAGGTATAAGGTATTGTGGGGCGGTCGTGGTGGTGCTAAGTCTTGGGGTATTGCCAGGGCTTTATTAATCATAGGGTTAAATAAGCCAATTCGTGTGCTTTGCGCCCGTGAATTCCAAACATCCATCAAGGATTCAGTACATAAGCTATTGAGCGACCAAATCATTAATATGGGGTTTACGGACTTTTATGAGGTGGTTGACCGCACAATTAGAGGCAAGAATGGATCAGAGTTTAACTTTGTCGGTTTAAAAAACAATGTGGCCAACGTCAAGTCTTATGAGGGTGTTGATATATGTTGGGTGGAGGAGGCGCAATCAGTATCAGCAAGGTCTTGGGACGTTTTGATTCCTACAATTCGTAAAGAACAATCCGAGATTTGGGTAAGTTTTAACCCTGAACTGGCCACAGATAACACTTATCAACGATTTATTCTTAATGCGCCTGCTAATTCTATTGTTCAAAAGATTAATTGGTCTGATAACCCTTGGTTTCCTGAAACACTTAAACTAGAAAAAGATGCGTTAAAAAGCCGTGATATTGAGGCTTATAACACCGTATGGGAAGGCATTTGCAGAATAACGGTTGACGGTGCTATATTTGCTAAAGAAATGCAACAAGCAGAGTTAGAAGACCGCATTACAAAAGTTAACTACGACCCGATGAAGCCCGTTCATGCGGTGTTTGACTTGGGATGGTCAGATGCAACAGCGGTATGGTTTGTCCAGTTTATTGGGATGGAAACCCGTTTAATACGATATTTTGAGACAAGCCAAGAGACAATTAGCTCAATATTAGCCAAAATGCAAACATACGGCTATATTTACGACACATTGTGGCTACCGCATGATGCTGAAAACAAAACATTGGCGGCCGCAGGCAGATCAATTGAAGAAATTGTTAGATCATCGGGCTACAAAACAAGGATAATTCCTAGAACGCCAATAGTTGACAGTATCAATGCGGCACGTACGATATTTAGGAATTGCTGGTTTGATAGAGATAATTGTGCAGATGGGCTACAATGTCTAAGACATTATCGATATGAGGTTGACCCTGATACTAAGCAATTCAGTCGCACACCGCTACATGACCAATATTCACATGGCGCAGATGCGTTTAGGATGCTAGGATTGATGATACAAGAGCCTAAAAAGATAAATGTTAAAAAACCTGTGTTTGAATATGCTAATTGGATGGGATGATTATGTCCGAAAATCAAAGCGACTTTGACCCACGAATTGATGAGGCTAAGAAATTCCTCAGATTGGCTAATGATGCCGATACAAACAATCGTACTGAGGCTTTAGAAGACTTAAAGTTTGCCGCAGGCGATCAATGGCCAGTAGAGATACAAAACAGTCGTACGTTAGAGGCACGTCCATGTTTGACGATTAACAAGGTTGATGCTTATGTGCGCCAGGTCACAAACCAACAAAGACAACAGCGCCCAAGGATCAAAGTCCACGGAATGAATAGTCAGTCAGATGCTAAGGTTGCCGAAGTGCTTACAGGCATTTGCCGCCACATCGAGGTCAATTCAGATGCCGACCACGCCTATGACAATGCGTTTAACTATGCTGTACGCATGGGCTTTGGTTACTGGAGGGTCAAGACCGACTATGTGCGGGAGGATTCATTCGATCAAGAAATCTATATTGAGCCTATACACAATCCTTTTACTGTTTATTTTGACCCTAACAGCACATTGCCTGATGGCTCAGATGCTGAAAAATGCCTAATTACACAGGTTGTAAGCAAAGAAACATTCCGCAAAATGTATCCTGATGCTGATGATGGCACGGGTTTTAGTCAGCGTGGAACTGGGGATAGCAACGCAGAATGGGTAATGAAAGAGGATATTCGCATTGCTGAATATTTTTATACTGTTAGAAAACCTGAGAAACTGTGTCTTTTAAGCAACGGTGTAAAGAAATTTAGATCAGAATTGCCAAAACAAGAAGAATTGTTGGCTTTGGGCGTTGTGGTGATTGATGAAAGACCATCATTTAAGAAAGAAATTAAGCAAATCAAATGTACAGCTATAGAAGTGCTTGAAGAAGGCGTATGGCCATCTAAGTACATTCCAATTGTGCCCGTATATGGTGAGGAGTTTGTTGTTGATAACAAGCGTAAAAAGTACGGTTTGGTCAGGATGGCCAAAGACCCACAGCGTATGTACAACTTTTGGAAGACAGCGCTTACAGAATCAGTAGCATTAGCACCAAAGGCTAAATGGTTGATTGCTGAAGGTCAAGATGAGGGGCATGAGAGCGAATGGGCGCAAGCAAACATCAAAGCTACGGCAGTCTTACGTTACAAACAAAAAGACATTGAGGGTGTGCCTGCTGGAGTACCCACAAGAATACAACCTGAATCACCACCCGCAGGCATTATGGCCGCCGCAGATGGAATTAACTCCGATATGCAAGCTGTATTAGGTATTTTTGATGCTAATCAAATGGCCACGGGCAACATTTCAGGCAAAGCATTGAACGGTCAACAACAACAGATTGACCTTACCAATTTCCATTATTACGACAACCTTACCCGATCCATTAAGCACACAGCCAAGATCATTCTTGATTTAGTGCCTAAGATTTACGACAATGCACGTGTAATGAGGATTATTGGGGATGATGGCAAGCCTGATTTAGTGGACATAAACAAGCGCCAATCCGATGAGCAAGGCGTAATGACCATATTGAATGACGTTACCGTGGGCGAATATGACGTGGTGATGGATACAGGTCCAGGCTATAACTCCAAGCGCATCGAGGCGGTCAACAGCATGATGCCATTGTTAAGTGCTGATCCTAATCTAATGAATGTGGCGGGAGACTTGATCTTTAGGAACATGGACTTCCCAGGCGCAGACGTTATTGCCGACAGACTTGCCGCCGCTAATCCATTGGCGCAAATTGATGATAAATCACCTATACCGCCTCAGGTTCAGATGCAATTGGCTCAGTCTAAACAGACTATTGATAAGCTACAGCAAGAGTTGCAAGGTATGCAATTGATGTTGAAGAACCGTAGTGATGTTGAGCAAATGAAACAAGATGCTGAGACAAAACGTGTGCTAATCAAAGAAACCAATAGGGCGCATGAGATTGAGTTGACAGACCAAAAACACCATCGTGATATGGTATTACGTACTGATACGCAAGCGCACGACACGGTTATTAAGACTCAAACACAAATTGAGGTGGAAAACATCAAGGCCCAATTGGCGGTTTATTTAAGCCATTTGGATCGTATCAGCGAGCGTGAGGCCAAAGCCGAAGCTATAGAAAGGGCCATCTAATGCCATTAGTAACAAGTGAAAACAAAGCGGATTTTGATCGTAAAACAATGGAAAAACGCGGTCAACTTAAAGAAAAACAAAAACCTAAGCCATCTAATGATTTTTACAGTAAATACAAAGAAAAACTTGTTCCACATAAAGATTATTTTGAATTTGTTAAAAGCAATGAACCGCACATAAAAGAACATGCAGGTGGAATTGCAAGTCAAATAAAGACGTTTACTGGATTAAACGAAAAACAAAAAAACAAAAAATATAATGAAAGAATGGGTGACATGAGAAACCATGTAACAGAAGCATGGGATTACATAAAACCTAAAGATTGACAAAGTAGTACTTCAGTAAAGGAGAAAAAACATGAATCTTACATTTTGGGTTAACTTCTTCGTCCTTCTCGGACAGGCGGAACTAGCTAATAGTTCCGTTCTCGAAAACAAGCCAGGAGAGAAAGCCGCTCTCGAAAACCTGATCACGGCTGGACAGGGCGTTATCACCGCCATCCAGGACGGCCAGTAGCGCCCTGCCAAGTAATGTCCCACCAAAATCTTCCGATCATCCACGTCCCGATGGCGCTGTGTCCGATATGCGGCCA